GGCCAATGTTGCCGGCTTCAATGTGACGGTCGAAGAATGGTACGGATCAGCAAATGTTCCTGGCTTCCTGGACAAGGACAGCTTGATCTCTGACTTCATGGTGGACATCTTCTTCATCGAGGGTAATTTCGGTGGCGACTTCGGAGCTGCTAATCCCTATGAGAGATTCCTGGCCGATCCGATCTACCAGGAGTACTTTGACAAGAACAGGGGAATCAAAAGAAAGAGGAGTGCAGCCGACACAACTGACACTTACCTTGAGGAGTTCTTCAATGAGTCTGAGGTCAACGTATTTGCACAGTACACTGCTTGCTTGATCCCTGACTTCATCGATCAGCTCGGAAACAATCTCTTTGTTGAGACCCTGGTAAATGCGGATACTGCATCTACCGGCATGTTCTGTGCGGTCAACCAGGACCTGTTTAGCGGAGACTACCTGATAGACGGTGTTGATGGCGGACTTGACCTGATCGGACACAACCTGGAACTGGAGCAGCCAAAGACGGTCAACTTCCTTTCTTATGAGGGACCGATAGCTGCAGACTTTGATGCTTGTCAGGACTTCAACGACATAAACAATACACTGGTTGACACTGCCGGAGTAAATATCGCTCCACTTACGACTGGAGAATTTGAATTGACTTATTTTGGAGCTGCCGGTGACGATCTTTATGATGTGCTTGCATCTTTTACTGCAAATACTTCTGAGGTAGTTGGAACCTTTGTGAAGAGCAAGCTCGGAGACAAATACATTCCAGTCACTGGAGTAAATGTAGCACCAGGATCAGTTTCAGTGACGTTCTCTGGAACTGGAATCACAATAGCTGACCTCAGCTTTGTATCTGGTGACCTTATTGAGTACATTAACCCGGATGGTCTGACTCAGATCGTACAGAAGTCTGATGGATCGACAGATGTTGACACTAGAATAATTGGAGGTCCTTCTAGTTCACTCTATACCAATTTCTCAACAGGAATCTATACGGACGGTGATACTGCAGTGTACCGTGACCTTGGTACCAGCACAGACTATCCAGCTTGGCTGGTATTCGATGCCACTTCTTATGGCTACATCCACGAGGCACAGGGCATCGGTAACGTGCTTCCAATTTCAGATCCGGCATACAATCTGCCGGCAGTTGAGGTGATTCCTTACTCTAGCGATGCATATACCGCTGAAGTTACCAATATTGCAGAGTTCAGCCTGTACAATGCAGATGGAATTGCGGCAGTGTTCCTAACATCAGACGGAGCTGCAGCATCGGCAAACTGCCTTGACATCCAGTCACTGGCCGGTGCTAATAACATCACATTCGACATCATTGCAGATTCTACCACTACAGGTTCTGGACTGTTCCCTAACCAAGTGTTGATCGATGCTACAGACTTAAACGTGGCAGATATTGTGGTAGGCAACTACCTAGTGCACGATGAGGGCATTGTGAGCGGCCACTCAAGGCTGACCAGGATCAATGAGGTACAGGGAGGACTGACAAATTCTGAAAATGGTGCCATTCCAGCAGGAATCACTGCACTACTTGTGACATGCCAGTCAGAGATCTCGGTCTCTGAGGCAAGTGGCGTCAAGAAGGTCGAGCTGTACTATCCGATCGATAGCTGGATCGAGTACTTCAACATCTTCACCTTTGAGGGCTTTAACTTGATCCCGACCAAGCACGTTCCAAACGGCACTAACGACCGCCAGAATGAGATCCTGAACGGAACCCTGAACGGAACTAACCTGTTCAAGGCCCTAACAGACCGTGAGGTGATCAACTTCCGTTATGTAGTGGACACCTTTGGAAATGGTATTGAGTCCGGCTCCAAGGCCATTTACACTAGACTGTGCCAGAGCAGGAAGAATGCCTTTGCTATTGTGAATGCACCTTCTGCAGATGACTTCAAGAAGAGCACTAATCCTAAGTTCTTGGATGCAACCGGAGCACTTTCTACCCGATTCATCTCGACTGGAGGTGACTTGAGCTTGAACCCGACCGTGAGGTACTCGCTACCTTCGATTACTCAAGGTGCAAGCTGGGGAGCTTTTTACTTCCCATACATCACAGTAAGGGACCTTGGACGTAACATCAACGTACCACCAGCGGCTTACGTCTCAAATAACTTCATCTCTAAGTACGAGAATGCCCTGCCTTGGTCACTTGTTGCAGGTGTACGAAGAGGAGTAGTTGGAGGAACTGGAGTGGTCGGTCTCGAGATCAACCTGGACAAGGAAGACCGAGAGTACCTGGAGCCGTTCGGCATCAACCCGATCGTATTCCAGACCGGAACAGGACCTACCATCTTTGCCAACAAGACAGCACAGCAGAATCCTAAGTCTGCACTGAGCTCGATCAATGTGAGAGAGGTTGTGATCTACATCCAGGACGGAATTGAGGCTATCCTTAAGAACTACCTGTTCGAGTTCAACACTGCTCAGACCAGGCTAGAGATTAAGACGCTTGCTGACAACTTCCTGGCAACGGTACAGGACGATGACGGAGTCTACGACTTCAGGAACATCATGGACGAGAGCAACAATACTCCAGAAGTGATCGACCAGAATATTGGGATCCTAGACACCTACATCGAGCCAGTCAGGGGCATGGAAGTTCTTGTACAGAGGACTACGATACTCAAGACCGGAGCGATCAGTACAGGAAACTTCCAGTAAGAGTTGATAAATAAAAAAAGAAGATAGGAAATGGCCCTACCACACTACACACAGAGTCGTACCAGCAACAACAAGTACGAACCAATATATCCTAGCCTGTTTGAGGTGACCCTATTCACTCCACTTGGAGATGATACGGCGATCATTCTGGAGCATGTGAAGTCTATTGGCGGACTGAATGCATTGAATCCGGCAGTACCAACTGTTGGTCAGAAATACAAGTTTGCTGATCGAAGCTTTGCTGGCATGCCTGATTCTACGGTATTGGATCTGACCATGACGTTCACCCTGAACCTCAATGATGCTAACGAAAACTTCATCTACAATACGATGAGAAATTGGTACAAGCTGATCTACGATCCCCTGACCGGTGAAATGGGACTGAAGAAGGATTACGTTGGAAGTGGCATCATTGTTCAGTACAATAGGGCCGGAAATATCTTCCGCAAGATCACAGTGAAGGACATCTTCCCTTCTGGCCAGCCAGAGTTCCTTGATGCTCTTGACTATGCGACCAACGAGCCAGCAGAGCTGTCGATGACCTACCGCTGCGATAACTGGATCGAGGAGAACGTGGGCGGATAAAGGTCCTAACCACTTAAAGAAAAGGAGGACTATAGCCCTCTTTTTCTTTTTATTGATGCTAATATATAATTAAGAAATAACAATACAACAAAAAACACAAAAATGGAATATCTTAACGAATCTTCTAAATTAAACCCAGGCAAACGAATGATTATGGGATCAATGGTCGGTTCTAAAGGGGCCGCTGCGGTAGTTAAAACTTCACAAGAAGCTCTTAAATCCTGGCCTGAGTTAAAACGTAAGCAAAAATCAGAAGTACTGAATAAGCTGAAAGAATTGAAAGCAAAAGCAAAAGAAACACTTTCTGCCGATTTGAAAGCTGCTCCAAAAGAAAAAAAGGCAGCTGCAAGAGAAAAGGCTGATGCGGTTTATCAAAAATTTAAGGCGGCTGTCAAAAAGCGAACCAGCCAAGAAGAAGATAGTGGTGATAATTCTAAAAAAATAGAATCATTAAAAGCTGAAAGAGAAAAAATCAATGACAGTACTAAACAAATTTTAGATGAATTTGATAAAATGAATAATGATATAGAATCTGGTAAATTAGATCCAGAAAAGGCTATGTCAAAAGCAGAACCTTTAATTGCTAAGCTAGAAAAATTTGCTAAGCAAGCAGATGATATTGATAAGTCAATTGCGGAACTTGAAGGAACCAATGAATCTTTTTTAAATATGTCACCTGAAATGTTTCTCTATGAAATGGACATTGAAAAGGCCGTTGATAAAGCTAAATCTATAGTAGATACTATCGAAGATAAAGCTAAAAAGGGCTCCGGTGATGGTGATAATTCTGAAAAAGAAAAACTCAAAAAAGAAATTGAGGATCAAAAAAAAGAAATAGAAGAGATCAAAGCTGATATAAAGAAAAAAAGAGATGAAGCTTTAGAACTTCGACAAAGTTTAAAAGATTACTATGATGATCTTAACATGTTTAAAAAGGAAAAAGATGATGAGAGTGCAATGCAAGTTAAGGATGAAATCGATAGGATCCAGGATGAAATCGATGACCTAAATAACGAGGCCGATGGTGATGAAGATATTAACTTAGAGGATGCTAAAGAGTATTTAAAAGAACTTGAAGATAAACTTAAATCGTTAGGTGAATCTTCATCTTATCAATATACTAAGCATGTAATGCTTTTTGAGCAGTTTGTTAAAACAAGATACTGATTTTCAAATTTGATCATCGCTAAAAATGTCCCTCTCCGGGACATTTTTTTTGTCTCGTCCTTGATATACATAATCTATTGATGATATATAATCAAGAAAGGTAATGTTGCCAAAAAAAAACACAGACATGAAACACATAAAACTTTTTGAAGAATTTGTTGCAGAGCCCAAAAATAATAGTTATCCACTAAATGAAATGGATATGGATTCAATACTTCGAATTGCAGATGCTTTAATCTACCTTGTAACTGGTTTAACAGTGCTTGGTATTACAGGTGAAGCAATAGATGCAATAAAACGTAAAATACAAAAACTAAGGGACATAAGAGCTAAAGGGAAAATAAGTAAAGGCTCTATTGAAGATATAGTAAATGACATTGAAGGCCTCGTAAATGATTTACCAGTAGGCAAGAGAAACTTTTTGAAAGGTCTACTAAACAAACTAAAAGGTACAATTGATGATGAAGGCAATATTGATAAGGATACTGCCTTATACTTTCAACGTGAAATTGACAAGTACTCAAATCAATACGGTATCAAAAAATAAACCTATCTGAACAGTTTGAAAAATGTCCCTCCCCGGGACATTTTTTTTGTCTTGTCCTTGATATATAATACATAATCTATAATCAATGATCATATTCAAAGTGACACACCGGGAGAACGGCAAGGTCTACGTCGGCTACTCGGTGAACGACAATCCGGCCTTCATGGGATCCGGCAAGTATATCACCAGGGCCCTGAAAGACCTCGGCAGGGACATGTTCCAAAAGGAGATCCTGGAAGAGTTCGACGATGATGCAGATCTGGGCAGGGTAATGACCAGGTTGGAGCACTGGATCCGAAAGTACAATGCAGACGTGCCACTGCACGGCTATAATGAGAGCATCCAGGAGCTGATCCCAAAGAAGAGAAAGCTGACCAAGAAGCTACAGGTGTTGATAACCCCGGAACACGAGGCCCAACTCAACCAGATCATCATCGAAAAGGCAATGGAAGCGGGTAAGGATCCAATGACCATCTCCAAGTATGTGAGACAGCTGATCGTCGAGCACATCGTAGAAGAGACAAGAACAGAAAAGCAATTCAAAATCAAGTAAGACATGAACAACGAATACGAAGAAAGCATTAAAAAGGAGTTTGAAGCGGCCGAGGGCATCAGTGTAGAAGCCACTGAAGAAAAGACGACCGACCTGGGTAATGTAGACCCTAACCGATTTAGACGAGTGGATCCAAATGATCCAGAAATAAAGAAA